TTCATCTTCAATAGAAGAGTAGTAGAACCAACTATCAGGAATCTTGTGATCTATGTGCCACTCACCATAGTTATCCCAGGTCATACCTGGTTGAAACTGAGATTCTAGATTAGTAATCAGTTCATCGACTGTAAAATTAAGCATATCAAAAGTTTTTTTATTTGACTTATTTAAAAGTCTTCTTTTTAATCTATGATATATGGAGGATTTCATAGAAGACTTAATCTTTTTTCTATATTCTCTGTCTCTCCTTACTCCTTTTTTAAAACATGTTTTACATGGTGAATCAAATGATTTTAATTCCCTATATCCGACATCTGCTCTACAATATAAACAGTTTTGCCTATATTTTCTGGGGTTTGATTGTATAAAATCAGTCCATAATATATTGTGAGAAGCTTTACTAGAAATTGCTTTACCCATACAATCGCGACACTTTTGTTTACCAGTTGCAGCAGATCCATATCTCTTCTTATTGCAAGCAATACAGAAGCGCGCATATATTTTCTTGTTATCTTTTATAATGAAATCATCATAGTCACAATTAGCAGAAGTTTGTTTAGACTTTGCTCGCTTAGCATTTACTGATTTACTAGTTAAATGCTCATTAGGGCGATTTTTTGCAGAGCAGGATCGACATATATCGATAGATCTAGATTTGCGATATGATCCTAAAAATATATTACAGTAATCACAATAAGTTTTATATAATTTGCGACCATCCTTGCTCATGATGAAGGAGGATAAATCTTTAGTCAATTAATTACTCTTCGCCGAATTCGTTTACAGGATTGGAAACGGGTTCTCCAGATATGTTACCCGGTTTTGTTGCTAGACCTGATTCTTTAGCGAGATCTTTTAAGGACTTATGGTTAGCGACTGCATGTGCTTTTGCTGATTCAGCTGACTCCATTTGACTGTCGTGAACTTCTTGATTACGCTGTTCTTCAGCTTGCTGCAGCTGAACTTGCTGCTCAGCTTGAGCTTGCTGTGCCTTCATCTGCTCAGCTTCCATCTTATCTTGCTTCTTAGTGCGATTAAGAGTCATAACCATCTGATTCCATTGTAGAAAAGCAGGGTCAGCAGGGATGTACTGAAGTTCTGGGCGTTTTGAGGCACCTTTATCTCCTAAGAAGAATTCTCTAATTTCGCCGCGAGTCATATTCTTCTCAACAATTGCCCAAAAAGTCTGATTAAGTGGCAGATTAAATATCGGGTGCTCTACCTTCTCCTTATTAGACTTGGTGAGCAAGTCATTCATCGAGGAGTAGATAGTCATCTCAGCTTGAAGCAGAGCAGCATTAGTCTGAGGAGTCTCGTCAGTGTATCCCACGAACTTAAACTCGTACTTCTCCGCTAGAGACTTGTCTACACAAGGCAAAATATCAGAGTTTATAAAGTCTTCGTATAAGAAGAGTAGGGGATAGAGTCCTCGCTCTCTGGAAAAATTGATCTTAAACTCATTGCTGGCGGCATTGGAAGACGGTCGATTTGTTCCGCTAATAAGATAGTCGAGTCCCAACTCCATGGGATCAATTTGGAACTGCGAGCAAATGGCTCGCATGATGTGGTTATTATAGTTAAGGTACTCCATCTCACGTGCACTTCCTGACAATGGGATCCACTGGACATCATCTAGCCCCGCTACGATAGGAGTTCTCCAAGCATTCTGTGTGCCGGAAATAGTGTTGTAAAATTGTCTGCGGAATGCAGTTAAGTTAGCTTGAGTAACTGTACCCTTAAGGTGAAGCACGCCACGAGCTGCATACCCATGAGTAAAGAATAGCGAATTGTAGTTCTCTACATTCAAGTGGCTCGTAATGTTGATGATAGAAAGTTCTAGTGGTGAAAAGCAATATCCATTAGAGTCGCTGAAGTTTTGAGGATTAAAGGTCTTGAAGACCATATCTTCGTCGCCAAAAGCAGCCATTACTCGATTGTCGTAAGACATCTGAACGTATCGATATACCGGATCTTCGGGGGAGTTGATCTCGTATTTCTCTTCTGGTGCACCAGCATCATTGAACAATCGAGACTTTTGGTTCATGATGCTAGCATTCTTGAGGTGCTGATCTAGCACTTCTCGCTGTGATCTCTGATTCACTATATAGACTGATTCACCAGGCACTGGGCGAAAGCGATGAATAGCCTTTTTTCTAGTTAAAACCTTCTCAACTGCTATGTGACCAAAGGTAAGTGCATCTCTAGCAGTTAGCTTGAGAAACTCACCGAAGTTCATGTGATCACCAGGAGGCACTTTGTCAGTTCGTCCACACTTCAAGATGAATTCTTCTAGATTTGCTATCTCTTCTTTCTCATCAGCAGTCAAGTTTTCTGATGAGTTTCTTTTCATGATCTTAAAGCCAGTCTCAAACTGCTGTCTCTGAGGTTTAGCAAACTGAATTAGAGTATCGACTCGATGTTGAATAATAGAGGATACTAGCCAATCTCGCACCGAGGTATCTTTTAGAGTCTTGTTGGATAGTCTGCTGCTTTTGTTCTTGAAGATAAAGTGCTGTTGGACTCTATCGAAGTAAGGATCATCGATGATAGCTTGACGACCAATCTTGTTGTCGTGATCGATACCTTGAGGTAGTTCAGGGACTTGATTAGCACTAGGCACTAACTGAGCTTTACTAAGATCTTCGATGTCGTTACTCAAAGAATCTCTAATACTTTTAGTTAGTCTGTCAAAAAGTCCCATGTATAACTCCAGTTAATATCTATATTATACAATGTATTATCTAAAATGACCAGATGAACCCACCATCGCCGCTCATGGTCTCATCATCATCATCTGCTAGCTGAGCAGTGTTAGATATATTTCCTAGTTTACTCTTATCGGTAGGCTGATCTAGATCATGAGCTAATATACCTCGAGAGCGCACGAACTCTTCAGGAGATGGCATCTTTAAGTAGTTACCTTGAGAGTCTACTGCTCTACTAGATCCCAAATCTAGATCATCAGCATAGACCATCTTAGCTTTACCGAATAAGTCATACATAGCGTAGCGCATCGCGTCGAGCCAGTAATCCGATCCCTTATCTGGCTCGTCGGTTACGCGTCCAGCTGCATCAAGCTTATAGTGGTACATCTGGAATTCGTGGATGATATGAGCACAAGTATCTTTAGCAAAGAAGATCTTAGGTTCAGGAGAAGCAAGACTTCTCAACCACTTCTTCACTATCTGTATTCCACCTTTAGTATCTTTAGTCTGCTCAGATGGGCAAGGCAAACCTTCCTGCTTCATAGTTACTGCATCACCTGGGTTAGCTAAGTCAGGATAGTAGAGCTGGACTCTATACATGTTGTGCCACTTAGCTTTGATTGTTTGTATCCAGGTAGGGTTATTAGTATAAGTTTGACCTTCTGTTCTGACTACGTAAACGTTTTCTCTATTATCAACAAAAAACACTACTAATGTTGAGGGGTTAGACCAACCCCAGTCTATGCCGGCGTACGATGGCAACTTCATCTGATGACATTTTTTTACAAATATGTCATGAGTACAGGTTCCAGGATAGTCAAGACCAGTGAGGACTTTCCACATCCCGTTCCAGTCTTTTACGTGTAATTTTTCATCAAATTCTTTATAGATAATGCCTTCTACAGAAGGTTTTAGGTTAAAGAGCTGAGAAATTGCCCAATCTGCGCCGTTTTCCATCGCCTTCTTTATCGGGTCACTGATAGGTTTTAACATAGAAGAAGTAGAAGTCTGCTTCTTAGAATCACCTAGACACAACGCTCCAATAGGGCAAGTTAAGCACTTCTCTCCTGGAAAGGTATTCTTGCGATACTCGTTTTGCTTCTGTACTGACAGCTGATTAAAGATATCTTCAGTAATTATAGAGAGATCATCTTCATTATAGTATGCTACAGTTGGTTTAGTGCCTGATCTAGAATCAGGGCATCTCTCAGAGAACTCGAGCACTGTCCACTTCTTAATAGTTCTCCCTGACTTCTCTGCATCTTCTATCTGCTGGTTCATCAAGCCATAGCGAGACTTTCTCGTAGAGATGCCAACTCGCATAGCTTTTCTCTTGCCTTTAGAGTCGAGCATGCCAGCGATGTCCTTGAAAGCCTTAACACTCTCTCCAGTAACTGTGTCGATCTCGTCTACGACTACTAGTGGTACGTGCGGACCGTTGCAATTATGATGTAATATCATATCATTAGATAAGTAAGCATTACTAAATTGCTTATTCTCATTATTGTGAGCTACTTCAATCTGAGCAACTTTTTTTATGCCTACTTGTGTCTTTTTTTTCAACTTAGGCATCAACAACACCTTTTTTCTTCTGATTACGCAAAGATGATCTATAACATTTTCTGCATTTGGGACCAGAGTACCGTTTGCTGGTGCTGCTTACAGAGCATGATACACATCTCTTAGCGTCTTTAATATCGACACTCTTTCCAACGCTTTCTAATGATATTGTGTTGAAGCTTAGTATCTCGTGTTCTTCAGTAAGATCTTTTAGCTCTATCCAACCTTTGTCAGTCATTATTTTGTGATCTAGTGTACCAGTAAAAATAGTGCCATCATCCAACTCTATTTCTATACATTCTTTCTCTATCGAGTTATTGTCTTTAACTTCTGTGAAGCCATCAGGGGCTAATATTAGATCACCTGGTTTTACTTCATGTAACTCGACTTCTTGAGCTTTAGAATACTGAATAGATATTTGTAGCATTTATGGACCCTTATTTGATTTAATAAAGTTATCTTGAGCCCATAATGGCTGAAGATTCGTATAATGCTGCAGATTTTCTAACTCCTCTAACGTTTTTGCAGAACTTACTGGAAGTATATGGTCTATATGCCATTCACCATGATTCTCCCAAGTCATTCCAGGCTGGAACAGAGATTCCAAATGCTTTCTTACTTGCTCGATTGAGCATCCAAGCAGTAATTCTATCTTTTTAGCTCTATTAGATCCAGAGACTCTTTTAATATCGTTAGTTATTCTAGTCCTTATTCTTCTAGCAAACTGTTTATCTGCGGGAAGGGAGGAAAACCAATGTTTAAAGCACAGACCTTTCTTTCTTACTAATTCAGTGCAGCTTTCCACACTGCACACTTTCTCCATATTACGAATACGATATTGCTGATAATGAGCACAACATAGTCTACGTTTAGTGGCTGGCTTATAGCAATCTACAGCTGAACATGCTTCTTTTTCACTTTCTGATAATATTCGATAATGACTAGAACATAAACCTCTATGAGAGATGTAATTATTACATCCTTCTTCATTACACTTACCACGCTTTAAAGAACGCTGCTCTTCATAGTGATTTCTGCATAAATCCCGTTTATAAACTTTACTGCTACATTCATCTGTCATACAGGT